CCCAGGGTAGTTCGTTGTCAGGTATCTCATCAATGTTGGCAGTGTGATACCCCATGATACGAACACGGTATCTCTCACCAAATCCTTTGATACTATCATTGTTAGGTGTAGGGACACCGGCTTTGTTCTCAGCCCACGTTGACTCCGGAGCCACCTGACCTAACCACCAGATGAACCCGTCTCTTCCTACGAAATATCTTTTGAATAATCCCTGTTCTATCATTTAAATCCTGATTTTGTACCGAAGGAGTCTCTGACGAGAGCCAGTCGTGTAAAACTATCGCGAGGTGTTATTCGGTGACACACACTTGCTACCATATATATACCTCCTGTCTGAGGGTTTTGGTCTGTCTGTTGAGTACCAGATACCTCAGGGAATGTACACTTCACTGTATCTCCAGCTTTAATACTCAGGTCTGCAGTGATAGTGACATTAATCTTGACGGTAAACATCTGATTATATCTCATGACTGACTGAGCCATGGTATTCTCCGCATCATAGTTGGGTGATGTCGGACTCTGTTTCCACTGCTCTAGTTGATCGTTACCTGTTCCATTAGGCATTGCACCCACGTCAAATACATGACTCATCAATCTAGTTGGTGAGTTAGTGAACTCCTCTGCAACCTCATTGGCAGCAAAGTACTTACCAGCTTTACCTAACCTATCAGGTTGATACTTATACTCTTTGACATAGTAATCCATAGCAAATGGATTGAAATAGATTGACCTATTATTATAGGTACCTAATGTCATATTCTGTTTTAAATCAATGTCACTATCAATGGAGTAGGCTTTGATGTTGTTGTCATTACCTGCTGTTGTAGTTCCTGTATTATTAAAGATGAACTTCTTTACCGGTTCCTGTTCAAATAACTTGTCAATAGATCTGAAGTTAAATCCATCCCTTGTTTGATAGAATAGGTAACCTGCTGCTGATCCTACATCTTTATCAGGAACTGCCTTAGACGCTAACCATGTACAAGTATAGAATGGTTTTCTGTCGTTACCAATGAAGTTATAATTGAGTGAGGTATTGTCAATCTGTTCTATCTTACCGTCAATGGTAGATAAAATCTGATTAACATGTTCAGATATCTTACCTTCAAATCTTTGCATCACTCTCTGTTGTTCGTTAGCAAAGAACTCTTGTGATGCGAAGTCAATAAAGAACACGTCCTTAGATGTACCAGGGTCAGCATCTCTTACCCTATTAACATACAATCCTCTCTTGAATGTGAGTTTATTACCTTCATTATCCTCTACTGTAATATCTGTTCTCTCCCCACCTCTTACTGGTAGTGAGTCTAACACACCTTTAGCAGCTTTGATTTGATCACCTTCAGATTGATATCCACTATCAACAATGACTGCAGTGGCTGTCACATTATTTGACAGAACACTTTCATAATATCTGAACTCAACAACACCTCCACTAAGATCAAGAGCCTCACCAGATGTATTGGATGAGATCTTAAACTTTTGAATATTTGCAGGTGAGGCTTGATTATTTTCTGATGGCATTATCCTTGCTTATATAAGAACCCAAGAAGTTGGGATTTATAATAACTATTTAATACCTGTTGTGTGGAGGCACCACCCATCGAGGGTGCTCTGTTTCCACCACCCGGCATTGATGACTGACCACCAACAGGAATAGGTATCACACCACCACCTGCACTTTGTGATCTAGGATCGTAAGAGGGACGGGAACTCACAGTTGCACCTTGATTAGGTGTCTGTTGATTAGGTGAAATTTGTGCGGTCTGTGACCTTACCTGACCATCTATCTTACCCATGGTCAACAGGTTCATGTAGGGTTCAGGATTAACAGCAGGACCATCCTTCCCACCCTTATACACTTCATAATGTAGGTGAATACCTGTGCTACCACCAGTAGTTCCCATCTCACCAATAGGTTGACCAGTGTATGCCTCACCCATCTTGACATCAATGGTTGCCATGTGTGCAAACATATAACTCATGCCAGTCTCTTGAGAAGAGATGATAACAAACTTTCCATATCCACCAGAGTCATTACCGATCCTTGTCACCTTACCAGGAACTTTCAGTCCCACATAATAACCTGGACCAGGTGGTGCAATATCTACACCCGTATGCATTCTATAATCACCATGAATAGGATGAATTCTCATTCCATATCCACTTTTGGTGGGGAACATAGAAGTATTAGTAGCACCTTTATACATGTCATTGATTGTACCCTGTGTTGCAACTGTTGTGTTCTGTTGCTGTGCAAGTTCTGCAGGTTGAACAGGAGCAAAAGGATCGTTCCTTCCTAGTGGTACAGATGATGTTTGTTGTGATGCAGGTTGCATCGTAGGTGTGGGTTGAGATGACTGAGGCATCCCCAGAGATTTATTGTAAGCATCTCTAATAGAACCGGCAGTCTTAACCGGTTGATCATAATAACTTCTTCCCCCCTTAGGAGAGTAAGGGAACGATGCAAACTCTGGAGCAAGCATATCAAGAACTCTTGTGCTAAGTCCTTCCTTTGCAAGAAGTGCTGGAGTTACACCCCTAAATCTTGATATTCTTCCCAAGATCATTTTGTCTTGAAGTTCTGGTGTGAATAAAGTATCCAGGGTATATCCCTGTTTCTGCATCTCCTCTCTCAAAACATAAGACATGAATTGATATCTACCTGTTGCATCAGAGTTATAGGAAGTTCCATATCCCACCTTCCTTCCGTTCAACATTCCAGTCCTTTGCATCTCAAGAACTTGACCAATGGTGAGTTTTCCTTGTGCCAATTCAGGCACTACCTTACCACCAAAGATTGTTCCATAACTCTTTCGTGTTCCCTCGGCAAATGATATTGCATCAAGCAATGATTGTTGTTCCTTTGTAATTCCTCCTGTAGAAGCTCTCGTACCAGTGGGTTGATTTGGTATAGCTGTTTGACTGGGTGTTGATTGAGCCCCCACTGGGAGTGGTTGTTTGCCTGTCTTCTGAATGTATTCCTGTTGAGTAACATAATTCTGTCCATCCCATACCATCATAAGTCCACCAACATTTCTTTGTTGACCGACCTTCGCTTCTTTGTCAGTTTTTGGTGTACCACTGAACCCTTTGTCTTTAGGATCAACCTTAGGTACTAATCCCATCTTCTTTTTCATCATCTCATACAAAGCTTTACCAGCCCAATCACCAATCATTGAGCCAAGGATCGCACCAGCTGCTGTTCCTGCAAAGGGGAACACCAATGAACCGATACCACCACCAATCCAGGCACCGATACCACCACCGACTGCACCAACCACAGCCCTATCTAATGGTTCTCCTAATAACAAATCAATAAAGATACTCAGTAACCCACCAATAACAGGGACCCTTTTGAAGATATTACCGATTTTAAGAAGTCTCTTACCTCCCTTACCGAACAAGTTCTTTGCTGCACTCTTAGACGCTTGTTGTTTTGCTACATTAGATGCAGCTTTATTCATTGCCCTTGACTTCTGAGATGCTACAGTTCCTGCTGCAGCCTTGGCACCACCTTTACCTCCACCGGTTACAATTCCTTTTGCTTTATCTACTATACCTTTTGCAAAGTTAACTATACCTCTTCCTAGACCACCAAATACTTTTTTGAATAAAGGAAACAACTTTTGAGCACTCTTCTTAATAAGATTACCACTAAACTTCAAACCCTTCCACAAGATTTTAAATACACCTTTCACCGGTCCAGCAAATGCTGTGGAGATACCCACTAAGATACTCTTTAATAGTTTAAATGGATTAGAAAAATTCTCACTCAAAGTATTCAAGAGATCTTCAATAGTCTTGTAGTTCTTAACCGCAAAAAGAACGAGACCACCTAATGCAATATTGGTTAGGAAGTCAAAGATATTGAAGTTTTTACCTGTTGTCTTGATCACTCCGAGAAGACCGCCACCTCCTTTCTTCTTCTCTAACTGTTCCTCTTTCGCTGCGAGTTTATCCTTACGTGTCTTGGCTCTTACAGCTTTGTTCTTTTCTTTCTGTGCATTCTTCTCTGCCTCAGACAATCCTACCATACTACTGGTCGTCTTGTTGATATTATCTAATTGTTTACCAAGTGACTCAAAAGAAACGTTCTTATCAGAAGTAGACTGTGCGCTATCACTCTGATTTTTGTAGACACTATCAGGTAACTTAACTGTCTGAACCTTCTTCTGTTTAGGTTTTACTTTTGTCTTTACTTTTTTACCTACATCCTGTGTCTTGCTTGTCTTCTTATAGGTACCCCCCTCAGTCTTCTGTTTCTTTTTGCCAGTGAGAAACTTTTTAGCTGCACCCTTAGCCGCACCAGAGGCAGCTCCCTTTGCTGCTCCTGCCATCAATCCTTTTGCTGCTCCTGCTAATAGTGGAAGTGCCATATCTTATCCTACTATATTATAGATTGATTTGACGACGATTAAATCAAAGTTACTTGAGTCTTCTGCATTAAACCCTGGTACTCTTCCTTGTGCAGCAGAGGCAGCACTAGAAGGTCCCCTCTGTCCTGGAACAGGAGCAACAACTGTTGATCCTCCTTGAGTATGTGGAGCATACGGTTGTACATTCACATCAACTTTAGTCCTTGCC